CTCTTCCAAAGCTTGCTCTGCTGCAACCTGCAAGGTACTCTTCTGTCTCCTTAACTGCGCTATAAACTGCTCAGGGGTCATGGGATTCTGCTTACCTGGCGAACTCTCTGCTTACAAGCAAAGCAGCCAGTATTAGGCAATTGCGCTGCATCAAAGTAACGCTGCATATAATTATCGTACTGCTCTTGGTAATAGGTAGCCAACTCTTGGTTGCGCTCTCTATTAAACACCACAATACCATTAAGCCTCTTAGAGAACTCTAATTCCTTTAGGATAAGCATTCCTGCCTTGTAGAGCAAAGGATAACCCAACTGTCCGATATGAGCGCATAGTAGACTCTCAAAACTGCAAGCTACTTGGTAGTCTACACTCAAGCCACCAGTCCAGCTACCACCATTAATATTCTGCTCTAAGATGCTGCCTCCAGTAGGAATTTCAATGGTCCGCTCAAGCATATTCTCATACCAACGCTGCGCTCTACCACAGCCACCACAGCTATAAGTAGGATATAACCCAGTCTGAAAAGAAGCAATAGAAGTAGCATTGTAAACAAAGGCAAGATTCAACATCTGCCCATTGCTCGTGTACTTCTTATTGGCAACAACACGAACGGGAGTATTGGCAATCGTAGTAATAGGGATAGTGTCTAAGGTAGTGCCTGTAATCAAGTCTACCACAAGTACGTTAACCGTAGTAGATACCGGGAGCAACAACGTAACAGCATTCACCGAAACAGAGATGTAGTCAGCTTGTCTGTAACGCATTCCGATGCCTCGATAAACGGGAGCAGCAGCAAGTGATCGTAGCGACTCAGGGAAATAGCCAACAACGCCATCCCATGCGCTCGTAGTGTAGTTCCACCTATTATAGAGGTAAGATAAAGCCTCGGCTTGCATCATAGTAGCAGCCTGATCTACCTTCCTCTGAATGAGCGTAAATGCTGTCGCATCCTCCTCGTTAACACCTGCGTTTAAATCCTTAATGGATATACCCGTAAGGTCATTAATATAAAGACCGCTCGAAGGAGTCTGTGCCTCGCACAACCCCCTAATACCTATTACATTGTCCCAGCAACTCATATGCCAAAGTTAATACAAAAAAAGGGGATGCTTTTCAGCACCCCCCTTAACAATCACATCAAAAGGATTAGTTAGATACTTTTCCGTTGAAGATGTAGTTAACATCAGCTAACTCGTCAGTTGCCAAGAAGATATCCTCAGGCAAGGTAACGAACTTATAGCTAAGTCCCATCCAAAACTTCCAAGTGTTACAATCAAGCTGTGCATAGTAATCGAACTCTAAGCCAGTCTCAGGGTCTACGATAGTACCCTTCTTGATAGCCTCATCATCAATTACACGGATGCCTTGTGCGCCTTTGAAAGCGTTGTAGCGAAGCATCTGAATAGCACCTGGGGCCATGAAAGCAAATTCACCAGCACCAAACACGCTGTCAGCCTTAGGCTCGAAGAAGAAGTATGACTGAGCATCGCTCTGCATCATTGCCTCTAAGTCTACGTTTACGGTAGCGCAGCAATGGCTCTTCAATGCGGTCATGTACTTGTGGGTCAACTCACCACCTACGATGATAGGGCGATCCCAACCTTCAGCAACCTGGTAAGCGTAAGTAACATCGCTCAAGAAGTCATCCAAGTAAACACCAGTAGTAGTGTTCTTAGTCTTGGTAGTCAACAAAGCAGCACCACCCTCTAACTTACCAAAGTTGGTAGAGATGAAGCTTACAGCCTCAGAGTTGATTGAACGCTTGATAGCTTGCATATGCATAGCCAATTGGCGAGCAACGTAGTTCTCATCGCTCTCACAACGTGGAGCAAGAGCGTCTAAAGAAATGCTCCAATTGCGTGAAGCACCCTCAGATGGGTCGATGGTGTACAACTTAGAAGTTTCACCAAAAGTAGGGCCAGCAGAACAAGTAAGTTCAGCAGAGCTTGAAGTATCTGCGTCAGACATACGAGGCTGGTAAACTACCTCAACGGCACGATAGTGACCGTTCTTAGAATCAATTTGGCTTTGCAATACACCAGCTTCGTTCATCGGAGATGTAACGGCACGGAGTGTGTTGATATGGCCTGGGAACATTGTAGGGTCTGCTTTAAAGTAACCCTCATCAATGCGGCCCTGCAAATCAGGGCAAGAAACGAAAGAAGAAAATGCGTAAGACATTGTTAAAAAATCAAAATGGGTTTATGGCTGTTAATTGCCCAGCCGAGGCACACATTCGATGTTTAATGTCCATCGTGACACAGCTTTGTCGTGCGATTACCGACCAGTAGAGCGATTTAAAGTATCAGCGTGACCTGCTGCCCGAGGGTGCATATAACGCCTTACTTGGCCGTCTTTTGAGCCAGTTGTCTGCTGAAGAGAAACTTGAGTTGTTGTAGACTTATTTCCAGCATCGCCAGCTTTCTTCAAAAGCCCTGCCTTTTCTGCCTCTGTCTTCATTAACTCATCAGGACTAAGGTATCCAGTACCTTTATCATTCTTAATCTGATTGCCTTCTTTGTCTGTAACAATCAACTTTCCTTCAGATAGTGCAAAGTTAAACTTTTCTGCAATATCAATTTCAAAACCCTTGCGAGCGTAGCTGTTAGCAGAATCAGCCCATTGAATAGATGTTTTAATCTTGTTCAGTTCCATCTCTGCCATGTACTTATGGATGCGAGTATTAAACTCACCTTCGCTCTCTTGTAGCTTCACATTGAGTTCTGAAGCAAGCTGCTCCTGCTCTTTGCTGCGCTTACGAGCGTCTTCTAATTCGGCTCTCAATGCCTTAATCTCCTCGGGAGTCTGACCTGGCTCTTTAATCTGTGCTTGCAAGTCTTCAATCAAGCCTTTCTGCTTTCCTTCAGCAAGTTCGAAAAGATCACTAAGCTTCTTGCCTTTCACTTCTTCTTCAGTCAATCCAAACTGGCGTTTGAACTTAGTCTCAAGAGTCCCGAGAGTCTTGCCGGTTACTTTGTTGCGGATGTCTTCGTCATCTGCTGCAATCTCTCTTGATACATACTTCTTTGCAAGTTCTGACTTAAATGTGTCGAGGTCTTCAAACTCTACCTCTTTGTCGAACAGCCATTTGCTGATTTCTTTGTGGTCAATAGCCATAATTAATTTATTTGGTTAATCTTGTTTAGGTTCTACTTTTGGGAACTTTTTTTTCGGTGGTTCTGCAATTTCAATAGGTTCAGCAGCAATAACTACCTTACCAATTTTAGTGGGAGATAATTCGGCTTTCCCAAATTTTTCGTCATCCACCATAATACCATACTTAGCTAAAAACTTAGCATTTCTTGCGGTTGCCTCTGAAATAAAAATTACTCCACGAGGACCAACGGCCCTAATCTTTCTGTCCATAAAAGTTATTTTTTGATAAAGTTAAGTAAGAACAATTGAAAATCAATCATTTCGCTTTAAAATCTATCCCTTAACCGGGATAAGCCAATGCCTACATCTGTATCCTCCAAGGTAGTAGAAGATAGTTGTGGCTGTTGTATTTGGAATCTTGCCCTGCCAAGTAGGGATGCTCGCCCATGAGCGAATAGTGTTCTCATCGTAAACATTGCCATTACGAGCAACGCAGAAGTCTCTCGAATCTTGAATCAATCCACCAGCATATCTAAACTTAGTAAAGCCAGCAAAGCGAGCGAAAGACATCGTAACAGCCCTCCCAACAGAAGCAAATAAGGTATCTGAAAGTGTATTGGCAAAGACATATAGCCTGCCCTTACGATTGGCATTGCCTACTACTATCTCTTTAATAGAAGCCTCTAAGGTATCCCGAGTAGAACGACCTATCACAGCTAAAATTAAAGCATTACGAATAGTATCGTAGAAGGATGCGTCTATCTTGGTGAGAGACTCAATAGAAGACCGCTGAAGGTTGTTTTCCTGCGCTGTAACGGACTCAAGTTGCTCAGGTGATACGATGGCATCAGAAGCATCGAAATAGTCTCTTGTGAGCTGAAATTGCTCCTTAATCTTATCGTTGAAATACCTTAGTCCCTCAGCGTAAGAACTCCTGCCCATAAAGGCAGAAAGCTGAAGTAAAAGGGCAGAGATGATAGCAAAGTTCTCTTCGTTATCTGACACCTCTTGTCCATCGTACTTCAGCCTATTTAAAGCAGCAAGAAGAAAGACAAGTGCTTCCTCCTGCGAACGATCAACGTAAGTCATGAACTCATCATTAACCGAATCGTAGTTATCTTGAAGCAATCTCTCTATCTGCTCTGCGGTCATTGTGCGCCAATAATAGCATCTACATTAAGTCCATTCTGTACTGCTGGAGTCATCTCCTTAGCCTTAGCTTCTATCATAGCTTTCTGCTCAAGCATAGGCTTATCCAAGAATGCTTGGTCCTCTTCAACAAGAGCCTTCACAATAGCCTCAATCTCGAAGTGCATTACAGCCTTCCATTTCTCAGCAATACCCGAAGCAACCAATGCCATCACATCTTTAGCATCAAGGTTGAAGTATGGGTCGATTTGAACGGAAAGCTTCATGATAGCACTCTTAATCTCTTGGATAGGGAAGCGAGTTTCTAAGTACTGCTGTGCAAGCATAGCACGAGAGAAGTTAGGAGCATTCTTAATTTCTTCGGTAAGCTCTGCGTCAGTACGCATCTCAAAGTTCTGCGGATAGCGAACTGCTGGCATACTCCACTCGTTACGATAGCGCATAGAGCCAATAGTATCTATGGCAAACTCGAAGTCATCGAATACAGTATTAGCAAAGCGAAGCAAGAAAGAATACAACTCCTCTCTGTCGATAGCCTTACCAGTAGCAGTCTCTCTGCCCGAAATCTTCTCGTTGTTCATTACGTCAATACTCAATAGCTCGAAAGCCATCTGAATGTTGGTAATAACCTGCTTATTCAAGAACTCAAGGATGTCATGCTTCACATCAATAAAGCCAGCAGGAGGAATGTTTACCTTAGTCTCTACCTCGGAGGTAAAGCGGTTAGGAGCTTGTACTTGGTAGACATTCATGGGACCAAACATACGCTTAGTGCCTGAGCCACCACAACTGCTACAAGCAATAGCTACCTTTTCTTCAAAGCCGATAGCACCCTCTACTTCTCCTGAGCCATTACAAGTATCGCACTCATCAACGTATTCCCACTTCTGCAAGAACGCATGGCTGAATTTAGAAATCTGCAAGGTAGAGAAATCACTCACCGCTTGGTCAAGAGCAGGAATAGCTGGAGTATAGAAAGATTGATAGTAGTAGTCTCCCGACTCTTGCACGGAAATGCCACCAAGTCTTCTGCATGGAAGGTAGCCTAATTCATGTCGGTAGTACAGCTCAATCTCGAAGATGAAGTCTGCCTTATTACCAACCTGCTTGGCTATCTGAATTTCGTTCTTATCGAAGATAAACAAAACCAATCCCTCTTCCTCTTCTCTGCCATTGGTAGAAACCTTAACCAAACTCTTTTGGTCAGACTTAATAATAGCAAATTCCTCATCTTTCCATGCCCATACACGCTTGCTCTTAAAGCAATATGATACTGGCGTAACTTCTATCGAATCATTGAAATCGCCATTCTCGTAGTACTGCAAGTTAATAGGCATAATTGCCATTACAGCATTAGGGTCTGTTAGCGTTTCAAAGCTTACAATCTGTTGGAAATAGTTGTCAAGGCTTCCAAATCTTGGGTATTCCTCATTGAAATACCGCTCTTGGTTGGCATTGTCGAATCTCAACTCGTAGTTCTGCCTATTCCAAACCCTACCAGCAATGTTAATAGCCTTATGGAAATAAGGAACAGTAACGGGTCTATAAATAGCCTTACGATAGTTAAACTCATGAGGCAATTCATTGGGTGCTTTCTCACGGAATAGCTTCTCAGGGAAGGCATCGTAGTCCGAATGGATGCGAAGCCGTTCAGCCATCTCTACGCATTCACGATAGGTGGGATAGAAGTTTGGAACGTAGTCCTTATTAGACTTCTTCTTCTGCTCGTAAACAGCGTATTCTTTAGCGATGTTCGCAAGCAATTCTGTTGCTTGTTCGATAGTCATCGCTTTCCTCCTCTTTTACCACACTTACACATAGCGTTTATTTTTTAAAAGGACATCCCAATCCCACATTTTTTCTACTTCCCAATCCTCCCCCAAAATTAACATAATTTCATCTAAGGATTTTTGACCAAGGAAATCTTCCTTATTACTATACTCGGTGTAAATCCAAGAGGTTCTTTGTATTGCCTCTATGGAAGCCTCTATAATGATAGCCTCAGCACCTTGTGCATCCATCCACAAAAAGTCAATGTGAGGAATGTTGTTATCCTTGCAGTAGGTGGTGAGCTTCGTAGACTTAACTTGCACCCTTTGGTCGAAGCGAATATCGGGATGCTGATCTAAATGACTCTTAGGCTGCATAAGGCTCGAAGAGCAACTCCATTGAGAGCCAGCTCTCTCACTAAGCCAAAAGTCCATCATGCCATCTTTATCAGATACAGCCTTGTAGTTCACCTTAACATTGAAAGGGATTCTCGTTATCTGATTGCGTGGGTCGCATTCAAAGGCGTGTACATAGCTATTAGGCACAGTAGCAAGAAGCATAGTATCCTCTCCCTTATGCGCTCCTATTTCAACAATGATAGGGGATTCTATCCCTCTTAAAACCTTCGATATGATTCTATGTATCTCTTTCATATTAGCTTGCTTTTAATGTCTGCTACCAATCCCTTTGCTATAAACTTGTCTTCAACCATAAGAATCATCATCCTCGGGAATCCCTCAGAATCGTCAGAGATTTGTAGTAAGGCATCTATCTGACTCAAAGCAAAAGCAGCATCTCTGAATATAAAGTCTCCATCGCTATCCTCTTCGGGAGGACGAATACCCAAAGCATCGTAGTCTATCTTAGGAACGCTGGAGCTGGTGTAATGAGCTATCTCACAGAAAAGAAAGCCATCCTTAACATCAAGCTTGCTGGATTGTTTTTTTGATTCTTTCATAAATATTGTAATGCTTTAGGTACTTTCTCTTCCACTTATTAAGGTCCGAAATGTATTCATCGTAATTTACCGATTGAATGATTTCGTTTATTTCGTTTAGTGCGTGTCTCGGGGATTCGAAGGATTGTAGTTGGATAGCGAAGGGAATGTGCTTCTTTATGTTCCTTGCTCCTACATAAATAGGGATAGTGGAGCATAGCACAGCATCTATAATCTTGTCAGAAATGTAGTCATCCCAAATGCCATTCTCCATGCAAATAGAGAACTTATAAGGAAGCAGTCCATTAGCCTTATTCCTTAACTCTCCCTTAACGCCCCTATAAGCCAATCCTCTGCCATATACATCGCAGAAGTTAGAAGAAGCCAAAGCTCTCGCCAGGTTGTGCCTATGCTCATAGAATCCACCACGGATACCCGAGGTAATCATAGATAGGGTTTTACTCTTCTCTATCGGCTCTAAGAACTCC